CAGGCAACACAGCGCCGTCGCCTCCCGCGCCTCGAACATCCAGGCCAGCTCCAGCGTGAGCCCCACGACCGCCACGATCATGGCCACGATAGCTACCGCCAGCCAGGGGTCAGCCCGGTAGGATGCCCACACACCTGTCAAAAACGACCAGAACGCCATTTTAGCCCAATAAAATGTCCGGAACGGGTTCGGATACGGGTTGGGGGTAGATCGTCGCCTTATGGGCCGCTTTGGGCCTCTCTGCCAGATGCTTCCCGCAGTTCTGAGAGGCGCCTTAGCCCTTCCTGGCGCACCCTCGTCCTCGCAACCGCCTCGTGGGCATCCTCCCGCACACGCTCCGCATATTCCGCCTCCCGTCGATCAAGCATCGCCTGAATCGCGGCCTCCATCTGCCCCGGCAATATCCGCTGGATCACGATGGGCAGGATACCCGCCGACACCTGGGCCTTCGCGTGAGTTTTCCCAGGGTCCCGACCTCCGGTCTTCCGGCGATACCTGTCGCGGTCCTTCTCCCGGACGACATCCAGATGCTCCGCCTTCCACCGGGCCGCCTGTCGTTTCTTTATCCCCGGCAGGCAGACCTTGCAGGACTTGGCCTTTGGGCCATAACATGGCCGCTGGCCACACTCGGGGCAGATGTTCATCAAAACTTTCCGCCTTTCTGCTTGTCCCGCTTGGTCCGCCTGCTCCACTCCGGCGGGCGCTCGGGGGGAGCGTGCGGCACGAACCGCGTGTCGAAGTCCGCAGACTGGAACACCCCGACGCTCCCGTCACGACGACCCACGAGCCAGTCACCAGCGACAGCCGACACCACGCCCGCAGGGGTCCGAACCCGCATCGTAACGGCATCTGCGGCAACGCAGATGTGGGGGCGGATCTGGTCGGCGTCCACCAGGGCGCCCGTCGCCACCTCGCGGTAACGCATCACCGGCCCCCGCGATGGGAACGAACAAGACCGTAATCATCAATGTCTGGAGATTCCCCTTTACCGTCATCGTCCACAAATTTACCCTTTAAGATTTTACGTTCCGCATTGTCTTTGGCAATCCGACGACGATTCTCGGTGGTTTTAAGAGTAAGCAACCAATCTGGAGTATGGTCCGGCTGTTCAAATCCAATCTTTTCGGCCCGAGCATACAGGTATGCGTGCGCTGCTTCGTAGTCCATACCCTTCACATTCACACACGCTTGCACTACTGGCCTAAGTAGTTTCCTGTCCATCAGATTTCCAGGAAACAGTTTACTTATCGATTTCGCTACTTTAGATCCTTCTCCCACGATTGAGGTCGATCTGTCCATAACGCCTCCGTCCTGTAAGCGAACTCACACGCGTGGCACTTCAGCACCAGCTTCCCGGCCCAGGCCTCCCGGCGCATAGAACCGGGTCCGTGATCGGGACACGTTGCCTGTGGATGATGGGCTTTCCCGTTTCCAGATGCTCCCTCCAGCAGCAAATTCAGGTGCTGCCGGAACGCGGGCACGTCATGCGCCCGGCCCCGCATCGTGAACACGCCCGAGGCAGGATCGGAGTCGATTTCCAGAAACCGATCCCAGAGCGTCACCAGTTCACCCTGCGCGTCGTCCACCCCTGACGCCAGCCGAGCCCGGAGGATCTCCCCGACCAGTTTCCCATCCCGAGCCCAGGAGATCAACAGACCGGCATCTTCAAGGCGCTTCAGGAAGGGCCTGCTGTTGACCCGAGGGTCCACAGGAGCCTTCGAGGCCTTCCGAGATGGGACGGGCGGAGCCTCCGGCGACGCCATGCTTTTAGGTTCTAATTCTTGTACTTCTTGTACAACCATATCATGGGAACCGTTCTCAAGCCGTTTTTTGACCGTTTTTTGACCGTTCACAGGTATATTATTTGAATTGTTGTAAATATCCCAATTAACAATGGTTAAAACCGTTTTTTGACCGTTCTTGGTTATTTTAAGGGCATTTTGACCCTCCAGCCAGTGTAGAATCTTGAAAATGTAGCTCTTGGACGGGACCACGATCCGGCCATTTTCTTCTGACCAGGACACCTTATCCGCGATGGTCGAGAGGCTGTAGGACGGGAGTACACCGGTCGAACGATCAACAGACACTAGGAGCCACGACCAGACCTTGATGTAGAGCGGAGGCATCCTCCATATTTCGGAGTCTAGGGTTTTTCTCCAGAGCTTTACCCACCCACGATCCACAGGTCACCTCAAGGGCAATAAAAAGCCCGCTCGGGGTGTGCGCGGCTCCGAAGAGACGAACCCAAGCGGGCGATTCCCACGGTTATCACCCGTAGGAACTTGTAGCCTGTAAAATGGGAAAGTCCCTTCAGGTTCCACGCACGTCCCCATGTTACGGCATCCAGGCCTGGAAGTCAAGTCCTGTTTTTGCCCTTGGCCGCTTTCCGCAGCACATTGGGCCGGACCCGCCAGGCTTCCCATTTCTCGTCCAGGTAGACGTACCACTCGCCCCGGACCCAATCCTCCGAGCCCTTGACCTGGACGGCGTTGAGCTTCCCCGCCTGGATCGCGTCCCAGACGGCCTGACGGGAGATCCCCCTGCGGTCGGCGGCGTCGAGCATCGAGATCCTGGACACGGTCACGGTTTCAGATGCAGACATTGGGCTCCTTTCTGTGATCACCCAGACCCAAGATAATAACAAACCGTACAGATGTCAAGAAATAACTTGACATGTGGCAAAAGAGGCCGTATATTAGGAGCCAGACGGGGGAGAGCAACGAGCACCGAACCAGGAGCGGAGATGGAGCTGGACGAGCTTATCCGCATGGCGGATGAGTTCGAAATTACGCTCGGGCTTCCTGACTATTACGGGAAGCTTTCCACATTCAGGGCTGTAGAGGTAGCCCTGGAGGCGGTGGAGAAGCTGCCATGATCCTCACCAAGGTGGGAGAGCGGTACCTGTTCCTGGGCAGGTACGACGACCGCGACTACCCCAAGGCCGCCAGGTTCCGCTGGGACCCCGCCGCGAAGATGTGGTGGACCGACGACCCGGAGAAGGCTGCGAAGCTCCTATCCATCGCCGACCAGGAGACCAGGAAGATCCTGGACGACTGCCTGGCCCAGAGCGACGTCGCCCGCGAGGCTAGCCGGGCCACCGACGCCCAGGTAGACGTCCCCTGCCCGGAGGGGCTGGAATACATGCCCTTCCAGAAGGCGGGTATCGCCTACGCGATGGGACGCCCGGCCTGCCTGATAGGTGACGAACCTGGTCTCGGCAAGACGATCCAGGCCGTCGGCATCATGAACGCGGACCCGACCCTGAAGCGGGTCCTGATCATCTGCCCTGCCAGCATCAAAATCAACTGGCAGAGGGAGTTGGAGAAATGGTTGGTCGATCCCCGCAGGATCGTCCAGGCCACGTCCCGGACGGCCCGATGCGAGGGCGACTACGCCGACATACTCATCTGCAATTTTGACATCCTCGTAAAACTCCCCTGGCTGTCGGAGATCGAGTGGGACCTGGTCGTGATCGACGAGGCCCACAAGATCAAGAACATGCGAGCCCAGCGTACGAAGGCCGCCCACGCCATCCAGGGACGTCGGAAGCTGGTCCTGACCGGCACCCCGATCGTGAACCGCCCAGCCGAGCTTTTCTCCATCCTGCACTACCTCGACCCGCAGAAATGGCCCAAATTCATGCCCTACGCGATCCGCTATGCGAACGCCCAGAAGACTCGATGGGGATGGGATTTCAGCGGAGCCTCCAATCTGGACGAACTCCAGGATACCCTCCGAGCGACGATCATGGTCAGGCGCCTGAAGAAAGACGTCCTGACCGAGCTTCCGCCGAAGCGCCGCCAAGTGGTCGAGCTTCCGGCGAACGGTTGCGCGGGGATCGTCGCCCGGGAGCGGGACGCCTGGGATGCCCACCGGGAACGCACGGAGCGCCTTCGGACCCAGGTCGAGCTTGCCAAGGCGGACGAGCACGAGGCCACCTACAAGGCAGCCGTGGACCGCCTCCGGGAGGAAATGCAGGTGGCGTTCGCCGAGATCTCGAAACTTCGTCACGAGACCGCCGTGGCGAAGATCCCACAGGTGGTCGCCCACATCGAGGACGCCCTGGAGAGCGAGGGCAAGGTGGTAGTTTTCGCGTGGCACCATGATGTAGTAGATTCAATTTTGGAGGCCATGAATGGGAAAACTGGTGGATCATACGGGAAAAGTGTTCGGCAAATGGACTGTGATCAAGGACTTGGGGCCAGTCAGCAGAAATACGAACAGAGGGAAAAGATACCTGTGCAGGTGCGTATGCGGAACAACGAAACCAGTGAGCGCACCCACGCTTGTAAGTGGGAGGTCCAGGGGGTGCCTGAAGTGCAGGCCGATGAAACATGGACAAGCCCGAAGTCGGGTTTACAAACTATGCTCAATAGCAAAGAGCAGGGCAAAGAAGGCGGGCATAGAATTCACCCTGGATTGGAGGAAAATAGTAATTCCAAAAACATGTCCACTCCTGGAAATTCCGATAGCGTTCACGCACAGAAGATTTTGCTCAACGAACCCCTCCATCGACAGGAAGGACCCCGCCAAGGGGTATACGCCAGAGAACACATGGGTTGTGTCCTGGAGAGCGAACGTGATCAAGCACGATGCCACTCTGGAAGAACTGGAGAAGATTGTTCAGAATTTCAAGAAAGTATTGCGGTCAGAGTAGATGGTCGAATGGATATCCGAGACAGACAAGAATCTGTTGATCGATTCCAAAGTGATCCCAAGTGCCGGGTATTCGTCGGCAACATTCAGGCCGCTGGTGTAGGCCTGACCCTGACGGCATCGAGCCACGTGATATTTGCCGAGCTCGATTGGGTGCCGGGAAACGTGAGCCAGGCGGAGGACCGGCTTCACCGGATCGGCCAGAGGGACAACGTCCTGGTGCAGCACCTGGTCCTCGAGGATAGCCTCGACTGCCGGATGGCAAAGGTCATCGTGTCGAAACAGACCGTCATCGACGCAGCCCTGGACGACCCCACCAGCCGGCACATCCTCGACATCCCGATCCTCCCGACCAGAGAGGGCGACGAGCCGGCCACGGCCAGCATGACCCGGAAGGGCATCGACGACGCGGCATCCAGGATCACCCCCGATCAGGCCCAGGCCATCCACGAGTGCCTGCGGATCCTGGCGGGTCTGGACCCGGATCACGCCCTAGACCGGAACGGCGTGGGATACAACTCCGCGGACGGACCAATCGGGCACTCCCTGGCAGAGCGTGGGAGCCTCACGCCGAGGCAGGCTGCGCTGGGCATGAAGATCGTGACGAAATACCGTCGGCAGATCCAGAGCGAACTTATGGAGAGGGCGACGAAGGCGTGACTCACCTGCTCCGCGCCGTAGGCCGCCGACAGGTCCGCGTGCGGGCTGGAGGAGTACCAGTAGGCGTGGACGAGTGGCGCGTCCGGGCGTGGCTGACCCGCCCCTGGCAGGATCGGGCTCACCTGGGCCTGACGCAGGACGAGCTGCGTCGGATGCTAGCGGTGCATGGCGGGGTCAATGCCGCGAGCCGGGCGACTGGCATCCCGGCTGCGACGATCTCCTGGACGGCCCATAAGCTGGGAGTCACGACGGCGGGACGCGGAGGCGCGAACAACCACCGGGGGGACCCAAGGAATAGCATGTAACTCATCACAATGGAGTAGACCAATGGCACTCTATCAGCAGGGCGATGTCCTGGTCCAGACGGTAGATGAAATCCCGGCAGACGCCAAGAAGCTCGCGCCAGACCAGCACAAGAACACGTTGGCCGTAGGAGAAGTTACGGGTCACGCGCACAGGGTCCTTGGGAAAGTAGATATCTTTCGGCAAGGCAACACCCTTACCGGGGATGTGTTCATGTCCGTGCCCAAGCGGATCGCGATCCAGCACGAGGAACACAAACCCATCGCGCTCCCGAAGGGGTTATATCAGATCAGCCGGGTCCGGGAGTATGACCACTTCGCGGAGGAGGTACGACGTGTCGCAGACTAAGAGTATCGAATGCCTGACGCCAGAACAGGCGAAATACTTGCCTGTTTTTAGGAAGCACTGGTTTGATGTAGGAACTTGCACTGAACCCGCCGATAGGCCGAAGGCAGAAGCGGCTATAACCGGGTTATATGCGGCTATCGGGAAAGATAAGCCTGTGTTTTTTTGGTTCGATGGACTGATGACTTCGGAACTTTTTTTGAACCTGGGGGCCAACCTGTGGGACAACCTGGGGGCCAACCTGGGGGACAACCTGAGGGACAACCTGAGGGCCAACCTGGGGGCCAACCTGAGGGCCAGCCTGGGGGCCAACCTGAGGGCCACCCTGGGGGTCAGCCTGAGGGACAACCTGTGGGCCAACCTCTGGGCCAACCTGGGGGCCAACCTGAGGGACAACCTGTGGGCCAACCTGAGGGACAGCCTGAGGGCCAACAAATTAAATTTTGTGCCTACGTCTATGTGGGCACAAATGGATTCTGGATGGATTGCTTTATTCTTGTTTTGCGCTGAAATAGGCGTTCCATTTGAAGAAAATGACAAGAAAATACTAAATCTATGGGCGGAATCTGCAAAGTCGTCATGTTGGTGGTGGCCGCATGAAAACATTTGCGTGATTTCTGAACGGCCATCAGAAATTCAAATGGTCCCTATTCCTGGACAAGATTTCCGTTTTCACCTTCATAGGGACGGCGGTCCCTCCGTTCGTTGCCGTGATGGGTGGGCCATGTGGAACCTGAACGGCGCACGAGTCCCGCAAATTGTAGCTGAGACTCCTACTGCTGACCTTGATCCGCGATTAATCCTGTCCGAGAAAAATGCTGAGGTACGTCGGGAACTCGTGCGGAAGGTCGGCGTAGATCGGGTATACTCCACGCTTGGCGGCAAGGAATTGGACACCTGGGGGAATTACAGCCTCATCACGCTAGACCTCCAAGATGGCCGACATCGGCCCTACCTTAAAATGCTGAACCCGAGCATCGGAACATGGCATATCGAGGGCGTGCATACAGATTGCAAGACTGTTCTAGATGCCCTGTCGTGGCGCAACGGAACGCGTGAAACCCCTGTGGTGGTAACGTAAGTTTCAATCCTTGTGGAGGTTCAGGTGAGTGCGGAAAAAGAATGCGCAGACGACGAATATGTGTTTGAGGAATGGCAATGCGAGAACTGCGGAGGCGTCCTGAATGAGTGTGAGTGTGAGGGTCTGCGGTGTGGGTGCAAATACTGTTTCTGCGTGGATCGCACCAAGCATGGTGAGCCGTGCGGTAACTGCTCGGAAGGAGCGCACCAGGGATGAGTACTGAGACTCAGGCCGACCGCGAGATCGCCGCTTACCGGGGGGCACTACGGACAGCGACCAGCTACATCCGCACCGGAGGCCTGGACGACCTCGCGGCAGCGAAGGCGCTGCTGCGGGAGTGCTTGAGCACTTTCCAGGAAATTGGCGTCGAGGAGAGCCTGGACCTGGAGGCCCGCATACGCGCCGTGCCGGGCGTGGAGGATACTAGAGACGTTGAGCCGAGAACCACAGGAGGTCAAGGCGATGGCTGACAAGGCAATGGGATACACGACGGAGACAAGCAGGGGCTCGCGCCCGATGGAGCCGGGAGCGCCGATAATTGCGGTGCCCACCGTGCGGAACTCAGCAAGAAGAACGCGAGCCTGGAGGAGGATAACACTCGCCAACGCGAACAACGTGGCCCGTGCCGAGGCCAAACTCCAGGCAGAGAAGGCTTCTTTTTTGGTGGTTGGAACTAAAGCTGTTCAAAGTCAGCGTGAACGCGCGGAGAAGGCCGAGACCGAGCGGGATGACCTGCGGAGGCACATGGGCGAATTGATCAATGTCCTCTGCGAATCCGCCCCGTTAATGTGGGCATCCACAGGCGATGAAGCCGCGGCTAAGGAGTGGGAGATGAAAGCGAAAGATGCCATCGCCATCGCACGCGGCGAGAAGGAGGACCGATGATCACCCCCACGATAACCCTGCTGCCCTCGGGCTACTGGCTCGTGCGATGGAGCCAGCACCGATGGGTGCAATGGCCGAGGGGAGAGCGGCTGACGTGGGTAGACGCCTTCGGGTGGGTGTCGACGGCGGACATGGCCGAGGCTGAACGGATCGCAAGCGAAGAGGAGGCCAAGAGATGCGAGGCGACCTGATAGACGACATCTACACACGACGGTTTGCTAGGGCCGATGAGGTCGCGACAGAGCCGGAGATTGATGACCTCGACGGAGAAGCCATGACCGACGAGCCCCGCGAAACCTTCCTGGTCCGCGTCTGGATCAAGCGCCGACACCTGCACAACCCGCGATGGGTGATCGCAGACTCGGATGTCATGGGCGAAACGTGGGTGGATGAAGACCATATGCAAGCGGAGGACAAGAAAACGAGGGAGGAGGCCAAGAAATGCAGCCAGTGACCCTTGGCGTGGCGCTCGTGTTCTACGACTGGCAGGGCTCGGTGGGGAAATCCGTGTCCTCCAAGGACTACAAGCGCCTATCGACCGGCAGCCTGCACGTCGGCACCAAGTTCCAGGTGTCGATCACCCTGGATGAGAATGCCGCCGAGGACCTGATGGACGCCCTGAACGCGGGATTCCAACCCGTGTTCTGGATGACGAAACGGACGGTGGCGCCGTGAACATCGAAGTAGGTCTGCTGTCCAAGATGCCATACGCTCTGGAGATGTGCCCTCACTGCGGACAACGGTTCCCTGAATTTATGCGCGGACAAGTGCAACGCGGTAAACGGTGGTTGTGGGTGGGACCCAAGCGACCATACTGCGCGATTATTTGTCACGGCTGCAAGGAGGTCATTGGATGGGAGAAGCCATGACCACCAGGAAGCCTGACACACAGGACGCCCTTCGGCGCGACCTAATACTCCTCCCGAGAGGCGGGAAGCCTTGGCGTGCGTGTTACAGCCGGTATAGGCGGACCGCCCACTGGAGCGAAACCAGCGCATTCAAGTTGGAGATTCACCCGTTCTGCCAGGTGTGCGAACTCATGACGGCTTCGCATGCGACGCCGGCCACTGAGGTCCACCACCGGACCACAAACTTTTTCCACGAGGCGGCTATGAATGACCTCGTGAGTTGTTGCAAGTCCTGTCATCTTATGTGGGAAATGCGAAGACTGCGGAGGAACCGCCGATGACCGACACCGCCGACAACGCCCTCCAGGTCACGACCGCCCTGCTCCTGGGCCGGGGCTACGCGGAGTTCGACGCCAAGCCGTACTACGAGTTGAAACGTGCGGACCGGGCATTCCAACGCGCAATCTCTGATGCTGACGGCATCAAATACCATATAGCCCCGTGGGGATACGGTCGAAACCTGGCCCCGTACCGATCGATGTGGACATGGACCGCCGAGATCACCACCAACCACCCGTGGTGTACTTTCGAGCAACACGGCCTGGAGTTGCAGACCGAGACGGCCCTCGACATTGTAGAGGCCAGGGCCGAGATATTCTTCCTCGCCCTCGGGTGCCAGTACAACTCGCGCCACCGCGAGGCCGCCAATGCCTGACGGGCGCATCCTGACGGGCGACTGCCGGGAGGTCCTGCGGACGCTGGAGGACCGGAGCGTCCACATGTGCGTAACGTCGCATCCGTATTGGGGACTTAGGTCGTATGGAATCGGCCACGAGAACGGTGAACTTGGCAGCGAGAAGACCCTGGACTGCCTCGGGTGGGCCACGAAAAACGAATGCGGAGAGTGCTACATCTGCCGGATGGTGGGGGTGTTTCGGGAGGTCCGGCGCGTGTTGCGGGACGACGGCACGGCCTGGGTGAACATGGGGGATAGCTACGCAGCGAGTAGAAGTTACCAGGTCCCAGACAACAAACATTTAGCCTGCGACGAACAACACAAGGGTAGCCACCAGATACCTCCCGGCCTCAAGCCCAAGGAGCTCTGCCTGGTGCCTTCCCGCCTGGCCCTTGCACTCCAGGCCGCTGGCTGGTATATCCGGTCGGACATCGCCTGGTGCAAGCGTGCGCCGATGCCCGAGAGCGTGACCGACCGGCCCACGACAGCATGGGAACATGTGTTTCTGCTGGCGAAGAACCAGAGGTATTTCTACGATGCAGAGGCGGTGAAACAAATTGACGTTGGGCTGGACCATCCGAGGTCTATTGTCACTGGACAGCCATCATTAGAACCGAGTGGGGGCATATCCAGCCCACATACAGGGATCCGAATAGCTAACCGTAATGGATCAGGTGCCAACCTCCGCAACTACTGGATCCTGTCACCCGAGCCGTACTCCGCCGCCCATTTTGCCACCTTCCCCACGGAGATCCCGCGCCGCGCCATACTCGCGGGTACGAGCGCCCGTGGAGTGTGCCTGGCGTGCGGAGCACAATGGAGGAGGAGGATGGTGAAACCTGATATGAAGAATCGCCCAAGGAGATCAGAAACGTCAAAAAGTATCAACGATTTTCAGGGAGCGACAAGTGCTGGACAGAAGTACCAGGAATGGCGAAACGCCAACCCGGATCGTACCACCGGCTGGTCCCCCACCTGCGACTGCCCGCCGGCAGACCCCGTCCCGGCTACGGTCCTGGACCCGTTCGCGGGCAGCGGCACCACGGGTAAGGTCGCTCTTGAGCTTGGACGGTCGGCAATCCTGATAGAGTTGAACCCGGAATATGTGAAACTTGCCGAACAGCGCACCACGACCACGATAGGACTGGCGCTATGACTGTGAAGCTGACGCACGCCGAGGTGGAGGACCTGGCTATGGAGGCCTGCACCTACGAGCCCTGCACGCCCGACGACCCCTGTCCGGCCCATCGCCTGATGGCCCACATCGAGGCCCAGGACCAGGAGATCGCCGACCTGCGGACGGAGATGCGCGTCCTGCTGGGAGAGCTGGAGAACCACCGTTCATATCATAAAGAAATAACTTGACAGCGCGCACCGAATGCCTTATACTACATCCAGAAACAGAACGCCCCGGGGACGCGCCAAGCATCCCTGGGGCAGGCCACCACCACCCAGATGGAGGCAGCCAATGCAGAATGTAACCGAAACCCCCGAGGAAATCAAGGCCCGGGTCGCCGACGGATGCCAGCGCAGGGCAGAGGCCTGCCGGCAGAAGGGCGACATCTACCGGGCCATTCTCTTTGAGGGCCAGGCGATGGTCCTGAACGGGGAGGCTGACCGGCACCCGATGCTCACCAGGGACGGGTTCGACGTGGAGCGCCACACGGCGATCTACGATATCCAGTTCGGGATCACGCGCAGGCTCTGGGAATACCTGGAGGAGAACCCCCAGGAAGCTCAGGGCATCCATGACGAGCTAGGGATAATGTGGGGGGGAAGCTCAATGCCACGCCGGGCGTTCTACCGCGACGTGGCCGAGCAGATCCGGGAGCGATACTTATGACGTCCCCGGACCCCAACCGCGACGCTAGGGTGACGGAGTTTATCGACCTCCTAGCCCGCCTGGCACCAGAGGATTTCCGAGCGGTGATCGTCAACCTCTTTGACGCCGCCGTGTCCTACCCGGAGGAAGCGACCAGCAGGGCTTTCTTCAGGCAGATCCGGGTCCATGCAGAATCTAAGAAGGGAACCGACAATGGAATCCCAGAATAAGCCAGTCACGACCGAAGAACTCCTCGACGACCTCTTCGAGGCCCGCTGCTTTCTGGACGCACTGAACCTGCGCCGGAAGGACGCCCGCGACGCCGCGATCCCCGACGAGGTCCGGTCCAGACTCCTGAGCATCGACGCGGAGTTTGAGGAGCCGATCACCGAGCAGGCCGCCAGGGTCCAGAACATGGAAGCGAACATCAGGGTCCGCGTGGAGGCCGAGGGGTGCTCGACGAAGTCCACCCACCTGCACGCAATCTGGATGAAGGGCCGCGTAAGTTGGGACAGCAAGGGCCTGGAAGGCTACTCGAAGGCCAACCCCCAGGTTCTGCACTTCCGCGCGGAGGGCTCCCCGTCCGTGAGCCTGCGGGCCGTAGTCGCGAAGTGACATCGAAGAAAGGCCCCTGCGGAGCGCGTGGGAGCGCAACCGCGAAGAACCAAGGGGCCGGCCTGGGGCAGGTGTTAAGGGGTTTGAGCGGGTCCGGGGTGTTATGAGCGCCCCGGGCCACCAGGCTACACAACCACAGGGGTTCCCCCCCTTCAAGGAGGATGAGATGGCAGACGTACCGCGGAAAATTGAGTTCCTGGACGACCCGATCGTCATGTATTTCCCGTTCGGAGACTTCAAGGTCACCGGCGGGAAAACGATCATCGGTGAGGATGGCAACGAGAAGAAGCTGCCCGAGCAGTATGCCTACACGGTGCAGCTTCCTGAGTTCGGGATAGGCCGGGACGACCCGCGAATCCCGCTCTACGCCACGGAGTGGCTGCATCAGACCATGCAGACCGCGGGAGTGGGGAAGCGGGTGACCCTGAAGATCCGGTACCGAGTCAACCCCGAGGACAAGAAGAAAAAGTACTGGGAAGTCGTGAAGGACGGCCAGACCACCACCTCCTTGGACCTCGACGTCGACAAACACCGCGCACAGGAGGCCGCGGGGGAGCAGGAGCAGCCCATCGCGCACCCAGAGCCCCAACAGAAGCCTCCCCCACAGCAAGCCCCACCGCCGACGCAGGCATCCGACCCGGGACCTGCCCAGGATCCCCAGGCGGCCCACGACGACCTGCCCCTGCGTCTGATGGCGACCCTGGATGCCTCCATGACGATGAGCCGGGCCGTGATGCTGCGGCACGGCATCACCACCGAGGCTGAAATCTGCACCAGCGCCCGGGGGCTCTACATCGACCTGAACCGGAACCGCTGGGCCCCGAAGCCCGCCAGGATCACGGAGATGGCCGGGTTGCTGAAGAAACCACACACGGCCAGCGAAAGCACCTTTCTGGCCCAGAACGCGGCCCGACACCTGGACACCTGGATCGCCCAGGGGAACCCCTTGGAAACCCTGAAGGCCGAGATGTTCACGCACCCGGCCCTGGCAGCCACGCGGCCCCGTCTGGAGCACGAGTGGCAAGAGGCCAGCGATGACGAGCTGCGGAAGGCCGTCCTCTACGCGGCCAGGCAGATCATTCTGAAGGGGTGAGCGACATGCCCGACCTGATCCCCAGCGAGATCCCCGTCCAACCCGCCACGGACATCGCCCTGCGCCAGCTACGCGCCGAGAACGACGCCCTGACCCTGGCCGTGGCGAACCTCCGGGATACCCTTAAGTCGATCGAGCAGGTGGCCTTCGACACCCGCACCCCGGAGGTCTACCGTCTGAACCGGATCCTGTTCCTGAGCCGGGAAGGCCTGGCCGTGGGTCGAGGCGTGCAGAAACGCACGGTCACGGACCGGATAAGGGCCTGGTGGCAGACGCACCGGGCCCGATAACTGAGAGGCGGAACATGCCCAGGAAAACCCGCATAGCGAAGGAATTGGACGAGAAAAAGGCAGCAGCAGCCGCCACTTTCAGGGAATACGCCACGGAAGTCGGAAGAGTCGCGTTCGATTTCCCCTGGGCGCAGGCCGAGGCCATCGGGGCCCTGCAAGCCCTGGTGAGACTGGCCGAGCGCATCCAGGCGCCAGCGCAGGCAGTGGGGAGCAGTCCAAGCCTCGACGTACCCACGGAGACAGAAAAAGTTTGACAGATCACGCATCCTGACGTATATTCCCCCCATTGAGGCATACCGTTTGCCAGGATGGGGAGCAACCGTGAACACCCGACCCTGAACCGAGACGCCTGTCAACGCCCGACCTCCCCACGGGCAGACAGGCGTTTTTTATGAGGCCCACTATGAGAACAGCCACCATTCTGCTGATGGTCCTGGCCCTGCTGGCCATTGCCGCCGTGGCTATTACCTGCCCCGAGGACGACTCGGGGGCCTACTTCACCGGCAAGACCCGCGTGAGCAGCGCCGGGAAGCTGCTGAAGCAGTACAAGTGCAACAGCTACGGTCACCTGTTCTGGGTGAAAGCCTGACCCCGATGCCAGCAGCCACAGCGAAACGCCCCACAAAAACCAACGGCAAGGCCCACCAGACACCCCTGGTGCAGGTGGACCGGGTCAGGATGGACACGGTCATCCCACACCCAGACAACGCCAGACGCGGCAACATCCCCCAGATAGCCTCCTCCCTCGCTGAATTCGGACAGTTCAAGCCCCTCGTCGTCCAGAAGGCCACCGGATATATCCTCTGCGGGAACCACACCTACGCTGCGGCCCAGGCTCTGCAGTGGACCCACATCGATGTCCATTACCAGGATATCGACGACCTGAAGGCTACCCGCTTGGCCCTGGCCGACAACGGCACCAGCGACCTGGCAGAGTGGGACGACCAGGCCTTGCTGGACCAGCTACGCGGCGCAGGCGAGAACATCCCCGGATTCGACGCCAAGTTCATCAAGGACCTGGAGCGCCAGATGCGGGCCCTGGGACAGGGAGAGGACCCAGGCGTACAGGTAGGACGGGCTGACGAGTTGGCGGCCCAGTGGGGCGCCGCAGAGGGCCAGGCGTGGACCATCCCCAGCCTGACGCGCCCGGGAGAGAGCCACCGGCTGGTGTGCGGGGACAGCACGGATGGGGAGGTTGTGAAACGGGCGCTGGCCGGGGCGAAGCCCAACCTGATGGTGACCGACCCGCCATATGGCGTGGAGTATGACGCCGGGTGGAGGGATGAAGCCGCGAAGAAAGGGCTGCTTGGTTTTGCGGCGAGCCGCAAAACCACCTTTGAGGATGTGACAACTGATTGGGGGGTGGCCTGGACACACTTCCCCGGCAACGTGATATACTGTTGGCACGGAGGACTAAAGACGGTCCCGGTCATGGCTTCAGTGGAAGCCGTCGGGTTTGAAGTCCGCGCCCAGATCGTCTGGATCAAATCAGCGTTCGCCATCGCCCGTGGCCATTACTCCTGGCAGCACGAGCCCTGCCTGTACGCGGTCCGGCAGGGGGCCGACCCAGCCTGGAAAGGGATGCCAGACCCGGACCCGGAAGTCCTTGTGGCACAATCTAAAGAATACCACCAGGCGCACGACTTGTGCAGCTACGCGGTCCGGGACGGCGAGACCGCCGAGTGGATCGGGGACCACTCCCAGAGCACGGTCTGGAAGATTAACCACGACACGACCGCCGACGGAGGCCACGCCACGCAGAAGCCCCTCGAATGCATGGAGCGGCCGATCCGCAACCACGAGGGCGACGTCTACGAGCCGTTCGCGGGAAGTGGTACCACGATCGTGGCAGCCGAGCGCCAGGGCCGGATCTGCTACGCCATCGAGCTATTGCCGGCCTGCATGGGGATCATCCTGGAACGACTGAAGGGCATGGGTTTGGAACCGAGGCTGGATACTTAGTATCACTTCACAGGGGTATCACTCATCTAATGGCAGCGCCGAAGTTCAAAACGAAGGCCGACAGAGAAAACTATCTCACCGAGTTATCAATCTGTTACAGAAAGGGTTGGGCCCCAACCAGGATGTCCGAGCGGTTCGGGATCGCCCTTCGAAACATTCACCGAGACTGCCGGATCCTGGACCGGCGATATCTCGAAGCCCAGGTCGAGAACGTCTCCCACCGTCGAGCCGCCGAGGTTGCCAAGATCGCCCTGGTAGAGCAGGAGGCCTGGGGCGCGTGGGACAAGAGCAAGGAGGACGCCGAGGTCCGGACCCAGCGGATGCGGAAGGCCGAGGCTGGAGCCCAGGGGATGCCGGTAGAGGCGACGATCAGGACCGAGGGCCAGTCAGGAGACCCGGCTTACCTCCGACTGGTCCTGGAGAGCACCAGGGAGCGCCGGAAGGTCCTGGGCACGGACCGCCCGGAACGGCACGACATACACGACTTCACGGACAAGACGGACGACGAGATCGACCAGGAGATCGCCAGGCTTGAGCGACTTGAGAGAGGTGAAGGAGCGCCACCTGGCACTCCTGCAGGAGCGGAGCAGCCGCAGGCAGAGACGCCAGGGGGAGACGGCCAGGACGCTCAGCCCGCCCCCTGAGAAGCTGCGCTGCAGAGACTTCCTGAGTTCCCTGACCACAATCGAGGCATACCTCGACCTGCAGGCGTTCCTGGATGCCTTGCCAGAGGAGGAATGCCGGTTTGAGCGCCGGTACCTGGCCAGGACCGACCTCTACTACTTGCTTCGATACGAGCTGCACCGGGCGGACGTCGCCCGCCAGTGGCTGCTGGACCGATGCAGGGAGGTGCAGGCGGAGCCGGATGGCTACTTGGACCTCTGGCCGCGGGAGCATTACAAGAGCACGATCAAAACCTTTGGGCTGACAATTCGGGACATTCTGGCCTCCCACGGCGAGCAGCCCATTCCGGACTGGAAGGGTAGTGAGCCCACCTTCGGGATATTCAGCCACACCAGGCCCATTGCAAAGGGTTTTCTCAGGCAGATCAAAACGGAATTCGAGATCAACGAGGATCTCAAGGACCTGTTTCCCGACATCCTGTGGTCTCGGCCCAAGAGGGAGGCTCTGAAGTGGTCTGAGGACGACGGGCTCTCGGTAAAACGCCGGAGCAACCCGAACGAGCAGACCGTGGAGGCCTGGGGCTTAATTGACGGCCAGCCCACGAGCAAGCACTTCGGTGTCCTGGTCTACGATGACATCGTCACCCGGGAGTCCGTGACCGGCCCGGAGATGATCCAGAAAACCACCGATGGGTGGTCGACCTCCACAAACCTGGGCAGCGAGGGCGGGAGGAAGCGATACCACGGCACCAGGTGGGACGAGGCCGACACCTACCAGACCATGCAGGACCGCGGAAGCGTGAAGGTGCGGATCGTGGCTGGGTCCGACACCGGGGAGGCAGACGGAAAACCCCTGCTGATCTCCCAGGAGTCCTGGAACCAGAAGCGCCTGGACATGGGGCCGTTCGTTTTCTCCTGCCAGATGCTGAACCGCCCGGAGACCAACCGGGAAAACGCCTTTTTCCGGGTGGTGGACGGCTTATCGCCCAGATACTATGAGTGGAAGTCCCCCCCCAGGCATCTCCGGAAGTACGCCGTCACGGACGGAGCCGTCACCGACGAGGAGGACGCCAGGCTGGGACAGACCAGCTATACCGTCCACATCGTGTTCGGGGTGGACCCAAGGGACAACGTCTACATCCTGGATCTCTGGAGAGGACAGACGGACGCGGACATCTGGGTGGACGCCCAGATCGACCTTGTCGAACTGCATAACCGTCAGATTGTGAAATGGTTTGGAGAAGGGGGGATCATCGAGAAAGCCGTCGGGCCGTCCCGAAGGAAGCGGATGCAGGAGCGCCGGGCATACTTCACATACGAGACCCTGCCCACGATCGGCGAGGGGGACAAGGAGATGCGGGCCGTGTCATTCCAGGGACGGTGGAACCTGGGCAAGGTCTACTTGCCCCAGGGAGCCCCCTGGGTGGAGGGATTCCTCTGGAGGCTCAAGAGGTTCCCCAGGAGACCCAACGACGAGGGCGACGCCGCGGGCATGATCGGACGGGCACTGGACCTTATTTATCGCGCCGGGATCCCGCCTGCCAGACCCACGGGACGCCTGGACGACCCGGCTACGATCCTGACCGGAGCCAAGATCGACACCCGCCTCATCGCCCAGCCAGAGGCCAGGGCAGAGCAGCCAGCGACGCTGGCCGTGGAGCGCGACGACCCGGCCACCATCCTGGCCCGTATACGAGCCATCCGCGAAGGCAAGGAGGTGACGTAAATGCCAGAGGACATCGAGAAACTGAACCCGGACAGCATCGACTTCAAGCAGATGATTCTTAAGATCAACGAGATCATCGAGACGCTGAACGCCTACGAGATCGGCGCACGGTTGCCGACGTCCCCGAAGCCTGGACCCGTGGACGTGGAAAAGACCTAACGGGAGGACACGATGGCCTGGACACATCGACGCATTCTATACCGAGCCGGTCAAAATCGGTTCATCCTGCACTACTCCGGCCAGGCCGACGTCTCAGACCTGGATGATTACGTCTTGTTCGACATCAGCGCCGACGCGCCGGGATTTACGAAAACGCAGGTCATGCAGCTTCAGGGACAGGCTGGGGGATTATACGCCGTGCTGGAGTGGGACGCCACCACAGATGCCTTCATATGCGCTTTTCCGGATGGGCCCCTGGTGAAGTACCCGCCACCGTTCGACCGGGAGGACCTGGTCGCGGGGGACATGATCATCGATCCCATTCCTACGGGAACCACCGGAGATATCCTTCTGACGACTTTCGGTGGAGCGGTTGGGGGTGGGGTGAACATCGATGCCATCATCGTGACGCTGTAGGGAGGGAAAGAGACCCATGAAACCGACTTTACCAGGAGCTTTCTGGGCAGTGGTTGTCATCGCAGCGATGACTTTGCTCGCCGGAAAAGCTGCGGCCCAGACCCGCCCCAACCCAACCCCCATCCAGACCGACCTGCTGATCGGGTTGCCAGGAGATTCCTGGGAGGCGGTCGTCCAGGACACGACCATTGGGACGTCATGGCAGAGAGTGGAGACTGGGTCCGGGATCACGCAGCCAACCACGCCGGACAGTCTCCGTATTTTTTCCTCATCGGAGGCAGATTCGTCCAAATTCGCCGTTGTGTTCCTCAAGAACAGCACCTACCTTCCCGTCACGGTGCAGGGCCAACTATCAGGCGCGGACTCGGTATTCATAGGAACAGACAAGGCCTACAAGCTGCTCGGCGTGTTCATGGACACCACCAGCGCCGGGACTATCAGCATCAAGGCCAAGACCGGGACATCGAACCTTGCCCAGATCGCCCCCGGGAAGCTGGAAACGTCCCTGGGCCAATACTATTTTGGGGCGAAGCAGGGATCGGTTACTGAACTGTGCATCTACCCGTCTCCGTTCTCGCCAATGGTCGAGTTTCAAGTGCGCCTCTACCGCAGCCACGTCGAACCCGTCGCCACGCCGGAGGTGGGGTATTCGATCCTGTTTAACGGCACCACCGGAGGTCTGCCCATCCTACGCCCCCAGGTGAGCAAGCAGATCGTGTCCACAGACAACGACACCGGGGCCACGATGTTCCTGGCATCCCCGGGGACATCATACGTTTTTGCTACAGTGGTCACGTCCGTTGGGACGAGCAACCAGGCCTACTACGTCCAGAGCAGCCCAGATGGTTCAACCTGGAACACAGGAACGGCCATCGATTCCCTATCCTCCGGGTCTGCCTTGAGCGCGAACCTGCGCTACACAGCGGTCACATTGAACTCGGCTACCGGCCCTTACCACAGATTCATCGTGAACGGGAAAGCCGCGAGCGGAGACACCAGCACGACGACCACGTACGTTTTTCCGGCGACGTGGAACGCCAACTTTGAACCAATTGTGAAGCCCATGAAGGAAGCCTGCCCGACGTACAGCTACGTGGTGGTATACGCTCGGGCATTAGGCACGAACGGAAAGCTGCATCTCGGCCTCAAGGGAACCGTGTCGAGGTAACGTGACCCAGGAAAAGATCGACTACTGGAAGTCCACCATCGAGATGTGCGAGAAGGCGATGGTGCCGAGAGCCAAGGCCTGGGCCGATCTGCGCCAGGGCCTAGGGCTCAAGTACGACATCCCGGGCCTGACCGACCTCATCTACATCTCAAGGTTTTACAAGATCGTCCGCGAGATCATCGCCAGCGTCATGTTCCGGCATCCCTACGTCTACATCAAGGCCGAGGAGAACCCACGGGATCCGGAGAGCGCCGAGATCCTGCAGAACGCCAGCCCGATCCTCGAGGCCTTCGGAAACGACGCCCTGGAGCTCATGGACTGCCGCCCGAAAGTCCAGCAGGCCGGCCTGGACGCCCTGTTCTGCTACCGAGGATGGCTCAAGATGGGCATTGTGCCCCCCGGAGGCCAGGGCGTGGCCCCCTACAGCGGTAGCGATACGATGGTCGAGGATTTCACGTGCGTCGAGTGGGTGCCCCCAGACCAGTTGCTTACAGACCCCCTGGTGCAGCCGCACGACTTTTACACGTCCCGGTTCGTGATACAAAAGATGTTTCCGTCCCTGGACGACCTGACCAGAGATCCGAGGTTTGAAAACGCTAAAACCCAACTGGCTGGCCTCAAGAAAAAGGCCCAGGCGAGTGCCCAGGACAAGAACCTGGCCCTCAAGTACCGATACGACGACAGAGAGGACGTGGAGTCTGAGGTGCTGCGCGAGGCGCACCGCCTGGCCATGACTCAGTGCGCCTACGAGGTCCACGACCGGTTGAACCAGCAGAGATTCTATTTCGTGGACGGGATCGAAGCCCCCATCGAGGAGATCGACCATCCATTCTTGGCGAGCGTCGCAGAGACGATCCCAGACCCTATCGAAGGCGAAAGCCGGCCACTGAAGCGCAGGCCTCGGCCTGTTGACAGGACCATGAAAGCGGAGGGCGTGAAGGCCAGGCAGAAGTTCCTGGTCGACGGCGGATTTCCGTTCATGACGCTTTGCTTCGACCTGTCGCACGAATTCTACTGGGAGCCACCGCTGGCCTACGAGAACCCGATCCAGAATGCCATTGTGAAGATGATCACTCGTAGGATGGACATCCTGCAGCGATTCAAGCGGCACCCCCTGGTAAAACGGTCCGAGTGGGACACGAACCAGGCCCACATCGCCAACGTTCTGGGCAAGGGGAAAGACGGAGATCCCCTCATCCTGGATGACATGGACGCGATCAAAGCCGAGCTCCAATGGGGATCGGTGCCGGAGGGAACCGGTGAGCTGGAGCAGAGCCTGCTGAATTACGAAGCCCAGACGATACGCACCACGACCTCCAGCCAGGCCCCGGATACCGCCACGGAGGTGGCCGTCGATGCCAGCGAGACGGAGCTGAACCGCAATTATATGCAGGCCCCCGTCGAGCGGATCTATGTGCAGATCATTCGAAATACATTCTCAATCCTGTCCGACCCGCAGTTCGCGCCCACGGAACACCACCTGCGTATGCCATCCGATGCCGGCCAACGACTGACGGAAGTGGCCCTGAAAGCCTGGATGCTTACCGGTAGGTACACGGTGAACATCGCAGCTGGCAGCGCCAACATCCTCTACGAGACGATGCAGAAGGACCGGGCCAAGTGGGTGGTGGACCAGCTACGGGCGAGCCAGAACGTCGACCAACTCAAGCTCGACAAGTACATCATCCGGGCCGGTGGCGAGATGGACGCCGCTCAACTACTGAAGGACGGCACGAACACCGACGCCGCCAAGGCCGCGGAACTCGAACTGCAGATGTTTTTCGCCTACCAGCACGATCCCGGCGTCACCCCTGGGGAGGACCATCGGACCCATATCGACCTGCAGAGCCCGCAAGCCGTGGTGCAGCACCCACAGTTCGCCGCCCTGGCCCCGGAGCTGCAGCAGATGGTCATCAGGCTCGTCGGGGCTCACACCCAGGCACACCAGCAAGCCATCGAGCAGGAGATGCAGGGCAAGGGTCAGTCCGGGGGAGCCCCCGCGAGCAACGGCAGGATGAAAGGGCCGGCAGATAGCCTGATGTCCCAGGTCCAGAGCAACGCCCAGAGCACGTCGGATCTGCTGACGCGGCAGGCGCAGGAAAGGATGGGGAGATGACCGAGCACCTACCAGCGCCGCAGAGGTCAGTGGGGGCGCTGGCATACTACCGGCCTGAAATTCTGGTCCGCATGCTCACGCCCTTACTGGACGCCGACATGCCGGACCGCAAGGTTCTGTTGGGCACCGGGGTTGAAATAGAAAACAATATCGTGTTTTTAGGAATGGTGGAGTTTCCAGAGCTTAACCATCCCAGATACGGATGCACATACATCCGGTTTGGATACCTGGACCTTCACCGCATCAACGACATCGAGGCCCTTGTGCATATGGTGGATTCCAAAGTGAGAATGTTCAAGGCATCTGTCGAGAGCGCCCTGAAGAAGCGTATGAAGGGCGAGTACTCTACTTCCAGAAGCTACGGGTATCCTCCGGACGAGGAAGAAAGCAACGAGCCGCCAGGATTGGGGGTGATTGCGCCATAGCCATCCACGACTTCGAATGCCGGGCCTGCGGGAATGTCGAGCGGGACCTCTACTACCACCACGACAACCTGCCCAGGAAGAAGCGATGCCCGAAGTGCAAGCAGAAGGCGTCCAGGCAGATATTCGACCAGTGGGGAACCGGCCAGATCGACCTGGACAACCCGGCCCTATACGGACGCTGGCATCCGCAGATGGGCGAGGTGATCCGAGACTACAACCACCAGAAGGCCCTCATGCGGAAGTATGGGATGTATGAGGCCAGCGACCCGGACCGGGGCAACCGCCACTACTCCGAGGAGGCGATGAACGAGGACGGCCAGCCGGAACCCGACGACTCGGTCATCCAGTGGGGGGACCGCGGGGACCTGCAAAAGGTCCAGCGCGACATGCAGCACAGCCAGACACCGATCGGCGTGAAATAGGAGGGCGAGACCAATGGCAGAACCCGATGAAGCACCGAAGCCGCCAGCACCGGCGATCTTGAGCTTGAAGGTGATCGTAACCCAGACGGCGCAACCAGGCGGAGACGTGACCACGAACATCCAGAGCACATCACAGAGCCCGATGGCCATGCTGATCGCACTGAACGACGCCGCGAACATCCTACTGCACGGCCTGGTCAAGGCCAACGCTACAGCGCAGACCGCGAGCCCCGAGGGGAAGTCGAGCGCGAAGCCGCGCCTGTGGGTTCCGGACGGGAATATGGGAGGGGCGAACTGACGCATAGTAAGCGATAGACACCAATCATCACGAGGAGTTACGCGCAATGGCAGGACCAGTACCAGAAATCGCAGAGGCCCCCGCCCTCGGCATAGGCCCGCGAGTTCCGGACCCGGCACAAAAGGCACCCGCTCCCCCTCCCCTGTTTGGGACCGAGCAGGCGCCCGCCGTCCCTCTGGACACGCATGAGGCCACGCCCGAAGCCGGTCCCGCCGACACGCCAGCCTGGGATTGGACGAAAGCAGATCTCAGACGAGGAAAGCCAGAGGACGTTCCAGAGGAGCATCGGGCCGAGTTCATCCGCCTGCAGAAGGATTTTAAGGACGTGCAGGGGGAGCGAGATCGGCAAAATGCCGACATGCTGAGGCGGGAGCGAGCACTATCAGAGAAAGAACGGAGACTGGAGGCCATAGAGCGCCGGGTGGCGAGCATTGCCGAGAAGCCGACCACGACCGATGTAGCGAAGGTCGAGAGCGAGGCTGACGAGATCGAGGCCATGCTGGCCGACCCGAACACCGACCCCGAGGTCCGGAGTGCCCTGGAATTGGTAGAGAAAAAAGTCAATTCCATGTTGAAAAAAATGGGCATCGAGGATCGACTGGCGAAGGTGGCCGAGGCTCTACCCGTCCTCCAGAACATGACCGCGAAACAGGAGCGTGATCGCATAGGGACGATCAGTGCCCAGTTAACCGAAGCCCAGGAAAAGTACAGCAAGGAGGAGATCGACGGGTACACGACAGAGATCCTCGACGCCCTGGGCCTCGACGCAAACTGGAACCGGGTGAGGACCGCATGGGTCAACCGGGCCACAGGCGAACCCCACACGATCACGAGCATGTATGAGTGGCTCTCCGGAAAAACCGCCGATGCAGCTACTGTCGCCAGGGCGGAGGATGAGGAGATCCGAGGCGAGAAGAAGAAGCAGGTCGTTCCGGCATCGCCACGTCCCACACCGCCAGCGTCCCCACAGCTCTCTGAGGCTGAGGCCCTGCGCCAGGTAAAAGCTCTTGGATACGGCGCAGGATAACCTAAGCATCTCTAAGGAGCATTCACGATGGCAACATTACCGTCCGAAACAGTAACTTATGACCAGTTGTTCTCGCTGACCGCCAGGTCTCGGGCAAACCGCCTGACGGACAACATCGGGAACTCCCAGCCCACGCTCGACATCCTGCACTCAGCGGGGAACGTCGAGGTGGTCGATGGCGGGGAGAGCATCGAGGAGAAGATTCTCTACGCCTACCAGGACATCGAGTGGATGTCCGAGGGCCAGAGCGTCAACACCCTCGACAAGGAGGGCGTCACCACGGCGATCTACCCGTGGAGATTCGCCCTGTGCCCCGTCCGGATCAACAAGACGGACGAGCTCCGGGCCCAGGCCAGCGCGATCAAGGCAATGGATTTCGCCCAGAGCAAGATCCTCATGGCCAGGCAGGGCCTCCGAACGGGGATCAACACCGCCCTGCTGGGGGCGCAGTCGGGCAAGTCCATCCTGGGATTCCAGGACACCAGCCGGGACAGCGTCAGCACCGGCACCCTCGGAGGCATCGACCTCTCCGTGTCCGGCAACTCGTTCTTCAGGAACCAGGCCTACACGTCAGCCGTGACGTTCACCACCCAGACGGTCACCAACATGTTTGACGGCTGGGTGCAGATCGGCGTGCAATACGAGGCCGCTAGCGACATGAACGAGGAATGCACCCACATCGCCACGGGTGCAACGCTCTACGGAAAGGCCCTGTCCACCCTGGAGAGCGCCGGATACACCCGTTTCATGGGCAACTCCGGTGGCTACCAACTGAACGCCGGAGGCCAGGGCACCAACGACGGCCCGAAGTACCGCAACGCCAGGATCTACAAGGAGCGGGCCACCGCAGCCAGCCACATCTACGGCTACAACGTGGCCTACCTCAAGCTGAAGATCCTGTCCACCGCGAACTTTGCCAAGACGCCCTTTGTCCCAACGGACGCCACGGGAGTCGTGGGGAAGCTCTGCTTCTACATGGTCGCGTGCCAGTTGGTGACCAACAACCCGCGCCGGTCCTTCGTGCTGACCGCAGTTTCCTGATCCACTCCTGGGGACCAAGCCAATGGACCCTGGCTCTCTCGCATGGAGTGAGCGAGTCGCAGATTGCCCATAATCGTAAGGAGATTCACGATGGCACAGACATTCGGAGGAGGAGGGGCCAACAACTCCTACCAGGTCGGCGTAGGCCAGGTCGGCCCCAAGCTCGGTCTTTACAAGGAGGAATCTGTCCAGAGTTCGGAACTCGGCCTGCCCCTGCGGTTCAGCGACGGCAGGGTCTACCGCTACACCCACTTTCTGACCTCACTGACGGTTGGGAAGTTGGGGGCGCAGGACATCTCGGCGACCGGCACGGCGTCCTTGGACGCCGCCATCTGCGACAGCGCCGGGACCGCGAAGGACACGTACGACTCGGAGGACAACGAGATTTTCGTGTTCGACTCCGACGTGTTCCCCACCACCGTGGCCGCCAACCAGTTCGCTGGTGGCTACTTCCACATCACCGACGCTGGTGGTGAGGGATACCAGTACCGCATCAGCGCCAGCGCTGCAGTGGCTACGGCTGGAATCCTGAAGCTGACGCTGTACGACAAGCTGGAACTCGGGATCGACTCCGAGACCAGCTACCAGATCACGGGGAACCCCTACCGGAACGTGATCATCGCCAGCGCGGGCACGGACGCGATCGTGTCCGGACTCACGGCCAGGTCGATCTCGACGGCCAACTACTATGGCTGGCTCCAGACGTGGGGGGTGGGCACGGTCCTGATGGACGAGACCGCAGGCACCGTCGCCAAGGGCACCATCGCCACCCTGTCGGATGGCGTCAACGGAGCGGCCCAGCCAATCGGCGGCGGGTTCTCATCCACCCTCAACTCGGAGACGGTCGTCACCACGGACCTGGTCCTGGAGACGACATTCTTCACGACCGAGCCGATTATAGGATTTTTCCTGAACGCCGCAGTCGACACCGAGTACGGGCCGATCTTCCTGCAGATCTGCCCGTAAGCAGCGCATGTGTGCGCCGGGTCCCCGGAGCACTTCCTGGGGCCGGTGGGTAGCTCGCCCTCCTCACCGGCCCAGGCTAAAACCACGAGGACGAGACAACGAGAGGGCGAGATGATCAAGGGAATCTGCAAGGCTCGCAACGAGTCCCACATCATCCAGGACACCCTGGACAACTGGGCGCAGGTATGCGACGGCGGGATTCACGTCTACGACGACTGCTCGATCGACAGCACGCCGGACATCTGCAGGCAACACCCAGCCGTTCAGGAGGTCGTCACCAGCAATCTCTTCGACCACAACCGCGAGCGGGCCGAGTGGTTCAACCGGCAGGCAGTCCTAGCCAGCGCCCAGAGGTTCATGGGACCGAGCGACTGGATTGTCTACTTCGACGCAGACGAGCACCTGTGGGACTTCGACCGGGAGATCCTGGATCAGCCAGGCCGAGACATGATCTCGTTCCGATCCTTCGA